AAGGCGGCCATCTGGATGTAGGAAGAATACCTTATTCTTCATAGGGCCCATTTCACAGATAAAATGCTTTGATACATCAAATTTTGGGACATAAGCATTTTCTTCAAAAATACGCTTCTTGAAGTTTTCAAATTCTTCCGTAATGCAATCCCCACGGGGGTGCTTTGGATTAGGTTCATAATAAAAATAACACTTCCTGCCATTCTTATAAGTGATGGTCAAATCAGTGGAAGTTGTAGCTGTATTTGCTATATTCTCTCTATAATTATAAGGAACATTAAATTTCCATAAATCATAGACCTCCTTACACGGAACTACAAATAAATCATCACTAATCGGACCATAATCAACGTTTGAGTGTTGCTCCTCCGGCGTTGGTACGTCAGGGAGCTTTGGCATAACAATGCCCTCAAAAGCTTGAACTTCAAGCTTATTTTTCTTTTCCTGAATTAAGAAATCTTCTACAGCCTTGGCTGAAGAAGCATCCATAACTCTAGTTGCATTAAATTTGTCAGTTTTAAGAGTGCCAGTTAAGCTCTGAAAACTGAATTTAGAGATTTGAGTAACACAAATATTCACAATAGTTCCACTTGTTGGATAAACACCAGCGGTATCTAATTGGAAAGTCGCATCTGTTTCAGGCGAAGTGATTGTTAAAAGGAATATCCAAGCCATCCGCGATGATGTGGCCCCTGGTGATGGAATAAATCCACTAGCAGCACCACTAAAATATGCTGGCGTACAATTAGTAAAAGTAGGTGTCGGGAAAGCTATAACACCAGCTACAGTGCCAACCCATTCAACGGAAACTTGCAAGTATTTCGCTTGATTTGGTTTAATAGTAAGAGTTGTAGCTGTAGTAGCTATATGCAATGTGCTGGCAGGATCTATGGTTCTTGTAAATCCAAAAGGGGTAGCAGCTACAACAACATCACTGGAGGAGACAAAAGCTGCCTCTAAATTAACGCCTAAAACACTTGGCATCTTCTCCTGAAAGAACTCAATCTCATATGAAACCCACAAATCGCCTAAATACCCATTCGCTACTGGGTTACCTCCAACGGCTAATTGAAACTGACCTATATCGTACAAACGTATATCAGTTCCTGTAGGTTGAACAATGGTGTTACGAACGTAAAACTCAGTTACGGTATTCTGATCAGGAGCGCATTCTACAGCATGGATAAACGAAGTACTAGGTTTGCGTTCATTCGCAAAATAATAATTTAACATAGATACTTTATCCGAAAATACTGGTTCTGCGGAGTCATAATTTGTGGCCATGGCAACATATCCCATAGCGGTATTTGCGGCATAATTAGCAGAGAGAGACTCAAAACAAAAAACGAGACCACGCCATCTATACCGTGTATAATTATGGGCTATATTAGAAAGCCATGGAAATAGAGCATCGTTAGCAGGATTAATTCGATGGGAAATAAGAGTGAAATCACCGGTAGCTCCAAGAACACGACCTACATACTCGCGATGCCTAATAATATTAGTATGTTTTGCATTAACAATTTCTGGAATCGCCTCAACACCGTTCTGACCATTAGAGGCCTCAGCTATGAGACTATTCGTTTTAACATTATAGTCACCCAGACCCGTTAACATCGCACCTCCTTTAAGGAGCAAAGGAAGGAACTTAGCACCTAAATCCCACCAAGAAAAATCTTTTTGTGCGCTCATTTTATTATATTTCTTAATAGCTTTACCAGCAGATTTCTTTGCTGATTCATAATCACCAAAACCTTTAATAGTTCGTGGTTTAGAACCTGGTTTGGATATAACGACCACAGTTTTAGGAGTGGCCTTCCTTGGTTTATTTTGTGGGGGTCCCCTAAAGGGAGTGTTTGTGCCTGGTTTGGCCATAGCTTTGACTAGAGGATCTTTCTTGTTTGACTTCGACATTTTGTAATGTTTTAAAACCCGCCATCCATCCTCCTTCACGACCAATTAAATGCAACATCCAACTCCTTGGATTATCAAGATTGAGCAAACGTTCGTACATTTCAATCGGAATAATCTTATGAGTTTTGAATAAGTGCCGTAGAAAGGCCAAACATATACGAAAATAGTCTTTATTTGTACAAGACAAAAGAGTCAAAGCAAAAACCCTATCAACAACATCAGTTATAGGAGGATTAACCTCCTCAAGAAAAATTAGAGAACTAGAAATTTTCTCATAGTTAGCGATAGGGATATAACACCGAAATTCATCATCAAATCCAAAACTGGAACCCAAAAAGGTTAAATTAGGGGTTAAACGCCCAAAAGGACCCCTAACGGCGTATAAAGATTGATGTAAAGTCAATCCAAATTCCAAATAAGTTTCGTATTTAATTTGATTATACTCCGCCAAAGTTACACCAACGGCGGTTAAATTCAATCCTTCAATTATATCATCCGCGTAGATAGCGGGAGAAAAATGGGTGAGTATTTCTGATAAAGATGGGTTAACGCCACGTGCGTAGATCCAAACCTTAATATACATACGCATCTTTATTATAGAATGTGCTAAAGAATTATCATGTGTAGTATTGTTACTTCCGGATGAATTCCCCGTTAAACGGCGACGTATTACTCCATCAGGACAATACACATATGCGTTTAGAACATAAAAGATTGCGTATGATAAAGAGAGCTCAAAATCTTTTGCAAGTCTTAAACCTCGCTTTCGTATTTTATACACACCGTATAGTGATACGCGGCGATCCCATCGCTCAACATCATCAACCATGACGTATTCCCATTGTTCCATATGTTTAGCAAGGCGATCAAAACCACCATATTCTTTGACGAAACCACATTTAATCCAACCACTCTGGTAAGATTCAGTGATTGCTAAGTTTTGTTTTTCAAAGAAAAATTTTTGTAACAACAAATATCGTAACTGAGGATTAAAAGTCCCACGGATCTTCCCATTCTGAATATCTTCTAAGGGTAAAGGTTCAATTTTGGGATTATAATCAAACACCGGGACTCTATCAATTTCCATCCAATCTAAATATTGTGAGCCATAGCGAATAGCATCATTTTTAGTTTTAAAGCCTAACCTTTTAAGCTCTGAACCGGGAGATGTTGCAAGATTCATATAAATGTCCTCACCAGGACCTAAAAAATCAGAATTTAACTCTATCTGATACATCTTATAAACATACTCCTCTGCTAAATCCGTAAGACGATCTACAACATAAAGATGTGGAGCATCGCATTTAAGTAATGATTTCATCACATTATCTTTTGTAGGTTTTACAACGCGCATTGTCGCACTCTGATAAATCAACGAACAGTCATTTTCTCGTGAAAATGCTTCGAAGTAAGGACAGATGTGTTCGGAATATGCGTCGCTACCTTTTTTATAATATGTAACATGTTTTGGAGAATAACAAATACTCTCCATATATTGG